AACTTTACTACTGAAAAAGTTTCAAGACCTGATTTTGTTATTTTTAATAGTCAACTTGGAACATATGAAATACAAGTATTTAGTTATAACGTACAAGGCCAACTCTCTGCTACATCTACAGACATTACTTTTGAAGCTGTTGGTAAAACAGCAGTGCCACAAGATGTTAATAATTTAAGAATAGAACCTATATCAGATCAATTTGTAAGATTACGTTTCGATAAAGCTTCAGATGTTGATGTAGTGCATGGTGGCAACGTGGTAGTAAGAGCATCTAACCTTGCAGATGGGACAGCAACTTTTACAAATTCTGTTGATGTAATTCCAGCTTTGCCGGGCAACGTTAGTGAATCAATTGTTCCAAATATAGTAACAGGAGAATATATTTTAAAATTCCGTGATGATGGTGGCAGACTTAGTTCTGGTGAAACTTCAGTAATAGTTAATAGTCCAGATCCTTTCCCTAAATTATCTGTATTAGTAGATAGAGAAGATACTGACGCAACACCTTTTGCTGGTGCAAAAGTTGATTGCTTTTTCAGTGATGATGTTAATGGTCTTGTTCTTGGTTCGTTAGATGAATTAGATGGTGTTGCAGATTTTGATGCTATTGCAGACTTTGATTTCTTAGGTGCTGTTGATATTACTGGTGGTTCTTATGAATTTGCAAATACTCTTGATTTAGGCGGCAAACAACCATTAAGACTTAGAAGGCATTTTGTAACACAAGGTTTTTACCCTAATGACTTAATAGATAAAAGATCGGCAAATATAGATACTTGGTCAGATTTTGATGGTGCTACTGCATTTGATGTAGGGGCATCATTGTTAGTTGCAACAACTGACTTAGATCCTGACTTGTCAACATCAGCAACTTATGGACAAAGCGGGACAACTATTACAATCACAAAAAGTTCTCATGGATATTCAGTTGGTGATTTTGTAGTAATTGATTTTACTGCGGGATCTGCAACAGATGGAAATTATGAAATAATTACTGTACCTAGCACAAGTACATTTACAGTTACTTCAGCAACAAGTGCAACCATATCAAGTGGCACTTCTTGTACATATGGAGCAAACTTTTCAAGATTTAACCCTTTTGTAAATGGAACTTATGTTGGTCGAGGTTTTAAATTTAGATGCGAAATGGATTCAGATGACCCTGCACAAAGTATTGAAATAGATCAGCTTGGATATACGGCAGAATTAGAAAGTAGAACAGAAACAAGTCTTGGTAATGCAGGGGCTACAGGCGGTGGGATTATTTCGTCAGGTACTTCTCAGAAGTCTGTAACTTTTACAAACACATTTTTTACAGGTCAATCTGGAACTAGCGTTGCAGCAAGTTCAGTTTTGCCTTCTATAGGAATTACAATAGAAAATGCACAATCAGGAGACTTTTTTGCTCTGTCATCAATTACTGGAAGTGGATTTAATATAGATGTAAAAAATGGATCTAGTTTTGTAGATAGAGAATTTAAATATACTGCTACAGGTTTCGGGCGAGGTAGTTAAAAAATGTCAATTAAGATATACTTAAATAAAAATTGGTTTAGGTAATGTCACAGGTCAGTACAGGTGCAAATTATGATGTTGATAACTCGACAGGAGCCAACGTAAGAGCCGACATAAATGAGATATTTGATGCAATATTAACTATGAACAGTGGGGCATCTGAACCCGCATATAGAAAAGCATATACGTTTTGGGCAGATACAGGAAATAATTTATTAAAAATGCGTAATTCAGCAAACGATGGCTGGATTAGTTTAAGAACACTTACTGGTGGTATAACTTCAACTGCTGATGCAACAATAAATTCTGTAACTGTAGGTAAAGGTACAAATTCTGTTTCTGGAAACACAGCTTTAGGAGAAAATGCTTTAAATGCTTCTGTGTCTGGTGGAAATAATACCGCTATAGGAAATGAAGCATTAGGAGCATTAACAAGTGGAACAAATAATGTTGCAGTAGGCAGGGAATCTTTAGATGCAACTACAACTGGTTCTAGCAATATTGGTGTAGGACATAGTACATTAGGAGACAATTCTACTGGAAGTAATAACACTGCTGTCGGGCAGGGTGCTTTAGCTGCAAATACTACAGCATCTAATAATACTTCTATGGGTCTAAACGCATTAGCAGTTAACACAACTGGAGACTCAAACGTAGCTGTTGGTGCTAGTGCTGCTGATGCAAACACTACAGGAACAGGTTTAGTTGCTTTAGGTATGGGATCACTAGGTTCAAACACTACTGCAAGTTCTAATACGGCTGCTGGTTATAATTCTTTAACAAATAATACAACTGGTGCGTACAATTCAGCCTTTGGCAATCAAGCGTTAGAAGCTAACTCAACTGCATCTAACAACACTGCTTGTGGATATAAAACATTAGAAGCAAACACAACAGGAACTAGAAACGTAGGTGTGGGTGCATTAGCTTTAGATGGAAATACTACAGCCGATGATAATACCGCGTTTGGTTATTCAGCATTAACAGCAAACACAACTGGTTCTAAGCAAACTGCTTTAGGTTCTCAAGCTTTAGTTGGTGCTACAACTGGGGTTGAAAATACCGCTGTTGGATTTGGTGCTTTGGCTTCTGTAACCACCGCGTCAAATAATACAGCCGTAGGAAGTAATGCTTTAGTTCAATCAACAGCAAGTGATAATACTGCTGTTGGACATGATGCTTTATTACTAAATACATCGGGTGGACAAAATGTGGCGATTGGGGCTTTAGCCTTAGATGCAAACACTACGGCTTCAAACAATATAGGAATAGGTTATTCAGCTTTAAGTTCTAACACAACTGGGGCAGATAATATTGCCATAGGAACTTATGCATTAAATGCCAATACAACAGGACAGGATAACCTAGCCGTAGGTCCGGAATCTTTACTCGTAAACACAGAAGGAGATAGAAATTGTGCTGTTGGTGAGCAAGTATTAAGAGCAAACACAACAGGAGAACACAACTCTGGATTTGGCTTTGCAGCTTTATACGCATGTACCACAGGGAATCGAAATACAGGTTTAGGTTATTATGCTGGTCTTGCAATAACAACTGGAAATGACAATGTTGCTGTTGGTTATAACGCATTAATAGCTAACACAACTGCATCGCAGAACACTGCTATAGGAGCTTATGCAGCAGACGCAAACACAACAGGAACTCAGATCACTGCTTTAGGTTACGCAGCAGTCACCGCCAACACTACTGGTATTGAAAATGTTGGTCTTGGTTGTCATAGTTTGTACAGTAATACGACAGGAAATTATAACGTAGCTGTTGGTCATAATGCTATGTATGACAGCCAAACTTCTAACAGATGTACTGCTGTTGGTACAAATGCTCTTGCAGAAATTGTTTCCGCAAATGACAACACCGCAGTTGGTTATTTAGCTTTAAGAAACGCTACAGGTGTTGATAACACAGCAGTAGGATCTTATGCTTTGGCGATAAACAATTCTGGCGTTCAAAACGCAGCAATGGGTTACGCTGCCTTATACAACAATACAACGGGAAATTACCAAACAGCAGTTGGAGGTGCTTCTCAATACTCAGCAACAACTGGTGTATATAATACTTCTGTAGGAAGCCAATCGTTATATAGCAATACAAATGGCAATAGAAACACTGTTGTTGGATATAAAGCTGGTTACACACTAAATGGTCAATCTTATAATACTCTTATAGGTTATGCTTCTGGTCATAATGTTGCTGCCGATAATAATACACATGTTGGAACAGAGGCAGGTTATTTCAGTACAACTGCAACTGGAAACGTAAAAATTGGAGTTTATGCAGATGGAAATGCTACGACAGGATCTAATAATGTAACTATCGGTCATAACTCAGCATCACCAAGTAACACCTCAAGTAATAACGTCACTTTAGGTAACTCAAGCACAGCAGCCTTGCGTTGCCAAGTAACTTCTATTACTGCCTTATCTGATGAGAGAGATAAGACAGATATTGTTGATTTACCTGTAGGTTTAGATTTTATAAACAAACTAAGACCTGTTAAATTTAAATGGGCAATGAGAGAAGAAAGTAAAAATAATGGAAAAGTTCGTGCTGGTTTCATTGCACAAGATTTTGTTAAAGCACAAGTTGGTTCAGAATATCTTGATCTTGTCATGGATGAGAACCCAGATAAATTAGAAGCCACACAAGGACATTTGATTCCTGTCCTTGTTCAAGCTATAAAAGAGTTATCCGCAAAAGTCACAGCCCTTGAAATGGGTTAAACTTTAAATAGTTTTAATTTAATTATGGAAGATTACACTTCAGATCAAATTGCACAAATTTTTACTAATGCTGGTGCAAGCGTCTCAATAATAAATGATGATGCAAGTTATTCAGCTTATGTAACAAGAACATCATCTTCTGAAACTGAAGCTGAATGGAAAACTTACATCAAGAGAAATACAGATCATCTTGAAATTATCAAAGAATATAAAAAACAAGATAAAACAACTTCTATTTGGACATCTGAAGATTTTACAGACATAGACGCTGCTATAACTAAAGGAAAAGCACTTTATTCTTAAATTATGAATTTACAAGAAAAACTGCAACAACTTGCACAAGAAAGGCAAAATTTACAAGTTGCCATGATTGAAATTACTGGTGCAATGAAGATTTTGGAACAGCAGATTCTTGAAGCTGAACCCGAATCAAACCAGCCATCAGATACAGAGGCATTAAGCCAAGAATCAAAAACAGCGTCATCAAAGTAAGTGGTGCTGTTAATTTAATTAAAATTTCTTTTAACATTATGTTTAATAAAATTTGCCAAGTAGCTTCATTATTGTCTCTTTTGCTTTCTGGGTCAATGGCAGCTTTTGGCTATGTTGCAATTCGCTATATGCAAAGCCCTGAGTTTGAAAGAGAATTAAAAAATAAAGTTATGGGTAGTTTGCAAGAAAAGATGAAAGAACAAATACCATTACAGATGCCAAAGATGACTAGCCCTGCAATACCTTTCTAGTTAATGGAAATACCTGATATAAATATTCCCGATGTTTATATCCCAGACATACCAAACTTTAACAATACAGCAAATATACCAATAACACCTTTATCTATTAATGTACCCGGCTGTACATACCAACATAGAGATATAAAAAACACTGGCAATAGAAATTTATTACTTGATGATCCTAATGGTGTATTTACAACTTGTGATGCGCCATTTCCTAGTTTTAACCCAATGAATTATGAGCCAAGTAATTTAGTAATAACAGAAGATGCACCAATGGGTATGCCACCAGCGGAAATACCAGATACAAAACCACCAGTAACAGAAAAACCAGTAGAAAAAGAGGAGGTATTTTTTATTGAATGTCCAGACCCTACAAAAGACCAACGTATTGGGGATTTTCGTAACGATAAAAGACTAGAGCGTGTTGTATCGCATAAATTGTCTGATGATGGTACAAAATGCATAACTTTGTATGAAGATACGAACTTTGCGGAGCAGTACATTCCAAATGTCCCTGCTGTTACTAATGCTGCTGCTATTGCTGTGGTTGCCGCTAGCACTCCGATTCTTATTAATCTTGTAAAACCTCTTGTAAAACAAATTATTGGTAAGTTTACAAAGAAAAAAAATAAAGTAAAATAAATATCTGTAGGCGAGTTAATACCCGTGGCTTGTCTACTCAAGACTATGTTTGTGCGGTAATACTTGATTTGGGGGAACAGTAATAATAATATCTTGGCAAGTAATAGCACTTGGACTACCGGCAACAAAAGACACACCAAGTTTTGCTTGCTTGGCGCATTGTTCTAAACGAAATAAACTTATTTCCATTTTGGTTTTCTGTATTAATAACTTTTGCGCTTCCATATTTATCTCTGCTGCTCTATGGCATAACTCCCCTCCTCTACCAAGTGGAATATTAAATTGAGCAGAAATTCCATAATTTAAGTTGTAGTTATCTTTTTCAAATCTTGGTACTTTAGTTGTATATTTTATTGCACCTGTATCTTCGTCATAAATATCTTGATAAGTGTATTGTTCTATAGGTCTATTAAATGACCAAGAATCGGTTAAATAAGGCGTTATTGTAAGACTAGGGGATGTACAAGTTATGCCTTGGCTGTAGCGGTTCTGAGGAAGGCTTGAGGGGGTTATCATAGTTGCATTGTTATTTACGACACCTGTGCTTTGACTCTGTGGGCTACTGACCGTTGTATTGGCATATAAAGGTTTTACTGGTAAAAGTAATAAAACTATTGACCAAACGTACTTGTAGTTTCTGAAGTTGAAGAAGTTGTTATTGTTCTGGTTATATTTGTAACTGTGTCTAGGCCCGGGGTTATTAGTGTTTCTTGTAGCGAAAATGCTGAACCATCTACAACGATCTGCCATCTGGGAATTGCCTCTAGATTTGGACTTGTCCAACTAAAATTTACCCCACCAACTGTTTGTGTAGATTCTGTTGTTGCAGTCGGATTAACATAACCAGTTTCTGCTTTAATGTTATGACCACTTGCTGCATATGAGTAACCAGTTCTGTATTGATATGAGGTGATCGTTTCATTTATTACACTTTGACTTGAACTTGAGGTGGTCTGAGATCCTGAACGAAATTGTGGAACCACAGGTACCGCAAGGGTTTTCAGTGGTAAAAATATTATAACTAACAGCCAATATTTAATCAATGGTAATAGTAACTTTTGTCGAACCAATACAACTTGTGCCGCTACCGCCTGCTGAACAAGTGTGGACTCCGCTAGATAAACTTGTAAGCGCAAGCGTTCCGGCTGTACCTCCACTACCTATTGTTGTCTGTCCACTTAAAACAGGTAAGGCTGCGATTCCCGAACTAGGTGTAACTGTTGAAGGTGTGGCATCACCCATAATTACTGATTCTGTTTTGCTAAATGCTGAACCGCTAGTGGTTACGCTTGTATCTGTTTGTATCATTGCTGGCACTCCATTAGTAAGGCTGCCCACATTAATTCCTCCAATTTTCCCTGATGTTGTGCTGTCTCCTACAGTTACAGATGGTGTTATATTATTTCCACTTAAAGAATATGTTGTACCTACTTTATTTGTAACCACATATGGCATATCTACTGTTATTTGAGCAGACGTGACAAATTCTTGTTTTATATCAGCATAAACTGGTGCCGAAAATAAAAATAAGAATGGCAGAAGTTTTTTCATTTGATTCCAACGTTATTGTCTTTATTATCTATTATTTTAGGACTACCATTGTTATTATTGCCACTTTTCTTTTGCCCGACACTTATTCCATAAGATCCTAAGACCCCTGAAACCAAACCTGCCGTGAACGCACCATCAATTCGTACCTTACCCATATATCCAAGAGTCATCATCGACAAACTCCAAGTGAGAATTAAGAACCTGACTGCA